AGGCATTGCTGTGTATGCCATTTTTCCGGCTGCTACAAGCGGACCTAAAAGTGCGCCAATTCCAGGAAATTGTTTTACATCTGCATACGGGCTTTTTTCCCAACCATCGCCAGTTACAACTGCTCCTGGGTTAATCCTAGGTTGTTCTGGCATTCCATTATTGCCTCTTGAACCTGGGTTTACTACAGCACTTGGGCCGGTTCCAACTGTTGGCTGCTGTGGCATTCCAGGAGAGTTCATTACGGTGCCAGCACTGGCGTTAGCAGTAGTGGCTCCGCTATCCCCATTAAGGGATCTAGCGGCATCTCTGTTGTTCTTAGCTATTTGTTTTGTTGACTCTTCAATTGAGTCATACTTTTTATCTGCACCGTCAAGCCACTTACCGATGTCAGCCATCGACCTCATCTGGTCTAGCCAACCAGAGTTAATAGCCATTTAACATCCTATCTGCGTTTCATAGCTCGTAAAAGCCAGTTGTTTCGTTCTCTAAAAGATAGAGCCCGTATGTCTTTTAATGTCCAACCAGTAAATGTGCGAGATAGTACTTCGTATTGGTCGATTAAGTTTTCGTAATTAGAAGCGAAACAAAGCACCAAGACTTAGCGGAGTAGGAACAGACTCTCCGCATGCCTCACAAGCTTTGCTCACCTCCGAAAGGCGTGGGCCTGGATTTCGGTCAGAAATCTCAGTCATAATTTTTTCTCGATCAGCTAGTCCAAGCTTTAGGGCTGTGTTTGGTCTAGCTGGTGAGCCGTTAATAGAGTTAATACACCCAGTTAATAACAGTGTACTTAGTTCTGATCCTGTCATTGTTTCAGGAGCATCCATAAGCTTTCGTTGCGTCTTACCTGTTGGTAATGACACACTTACTTGATCTCCGTTTTTTAAAGTAACATTCCAAGTTCTATCATTAATAGGGTCTTCTAATGTTTTGTACTCTAAATCTTCAGATAAATCAATATCAAACTCCTGTAGGGTATTGCAATTTTGACAGGTAGCTCGGTAAGCAACTTCTGCTCCAAAAGTTACAACACGTATCCCAATAAGGATACTGTCCCGGTCTCCCGCTAAAAGCTTGTCAAAGTCTTCTTTTTCGGGCTCTTCATCACCAATGTATGTGACACCACGTAGTAGAAGTGTGTTTAATGCCTTTGCTCCAGAAGCTGACTTAGAAACAATTTCTTCATCTTCTCCAGTTAGCTCTCTTACATCTACAGTTGTGACTAGGTCACCATCTGCAGTAATAAAACCACCTGGTAATTTAACCAGCGGGCTAGGCGGGGCCTCAGTTGTTACTACAACCTCTGGTCCCGCCATCGCCTCTTGGGCAATCTTTTGTAGCTCTTCTTGATTTACAATTTTTTCTGACACGAATTAAGCTCCTTAGTTAGTTGTTACTTACCCTTTGGTCCTGTTGAAATAGGATCGCGGGTTGTTGTTGCCTTAGTAGAGTCTACATGGTAGATGGTCAAACCTTCGTGGACGAGAGTCATTGTTTCAAAAAGCAATGCGTTGTCGCCAGCGTTAAGGTCTGTAAACGATAGCTGTTGAAGCCATGCGTTGTGAAGCTTAAACGCCATCTTTGCTGAAGCAATGTCTGAAGGGTTTGCGTCTGGGTGGTCCATAACATAGATAACTACGTTACAACGGAAATCCTTGCCGATTGTAGAAAGGCCATCTCCAGCAGATGCCGCAAAAAGGCCGCGCATCCATTCAATTGCGTTGTCGCTACCAAATAGAGCACCTCTCTGGAAAGCAACAGGCTGGAATGTTGTCATTCCTGGAATGTGGTGTGTAGTGGTGTTGTATCCACCCTCACGGTAAGTAATATCTCCGGTTGTCATTGTCAACCCAGAGATTGAGTTAAAGCCGCCTGTAAACCCAGTCAGTTTGTCTGAGAATACTGTGCCATTGTTTGAAGATGCTTGGAACTCCGCTTGAAACCTAAATCCACGAAGTGGATCGGTAGCGTGCGTAGACCAGCGTTCGATTTTCTTAGCCATTTTTATTTATCTCCTTAGGCTGTCACAGTAACGGTGGCTCCACCGTCAAACTGACCGATTTTAATAATTATAAATTCAGCTGGACGCTGCAGAGCAACGCCAATTTCCAACAGAACCTTTCCTTCGTCAACTACGGCAAGAGTATTTAACTCTTCATCGCACTTAACAAAGAAAGCGTCGTCTGGTGTATCTCCGCGGAGTCCGCCTTGTGACCAGAAGTCTGTTAGGAAAGCTGCAACTGTTGCGTTCAAACTGCGCCATAGCACAGCGTCGTTTGGCTCAAAGATTGCGTACTGGGTAAGGTCTGTAAGAGACTTACGCAAGTAGATAAGTGAGCGACGAACTGGGATGTAGCGGTCAACGTAGCCAGCTTTTAGTGTACGAGCACCCATAACAACAAAACCAGAACCCGCAACGTACTTGATTGGGTTAACTGGCGCTGAAGCTGAGTTCATTAAGTCTAGCTCTGCGTTTGTAAGCGTTGTTACAGCTACTACGTCTGCTAGTCGAGAAGATGTTCCGGCAGGTGCCTTGAATACTCCACGAGATGCGTCCGTAACTGCGTACAAGCCCATAATTGCTCCTGATGGGGAAGCGGTACATACAGCTCCTCGAGAAGAAACTGTTGGGTCTGAAATTGTAACGTTTGGATAGTAAACCGCTCCAAAAGAAGACTTAGTGTAAGACTCCGCGAGAGTAAGTTGTGTATCAACATCACCTGATGTTGGGTCAATAATTACAAACACGTCTTGACGTGCTGCGGCGTATGCTAGCAGGGTGGCAACGTTTGCTGCAACGGTTATTCCAGGAGCGTTTAGTACCAAAGAGTTAAATACAGTATCAAATGCAGTAACTCCAGCAGCAATATTTGTTGCTGTTGGTACAGTTCCGTCGTTTCCAGTTGCAAGTGCTTGAGCCGTTGTTATGTTTGCTGGTTGTGATGCTGTTGAAAGGCTTGCTAAAACAACGTACTTAGAACGAGAGTTAATGAAGTTAATTGCATAACGAGCATCTGTTGTATTTGTAAAAGTAAGGTCTGTAAAGCTTTCTACAACAGTTTCATTATCTGGGTAATAGATTTGAACGTCTTTACGTCCAGATACCGCAGAAGCAGTTACTGTAACAAGAACACTGTTACCCCAAACACCAGGGTTTAATGCTGTTATGGTTGCAATACTTACTGGAGTTCCAGCACCGTCTGTAATTGTACGAGTTGCTGCTACAGGTGAACCCGCAGTTACTCTCTTGACGTAGCAAGCTGAGCCGCCATTGTCAAAGAAAAGCTTTACAGCAATAGGAAGTTTATTATCTCCGCCCGGTGTTGAAGGAAGCACATTCCATGTTCCATATTTAGAAGCGTAGTCATTCCATGAGGTTACTAGTGTTACACCTACAGGTCCTCTGTTATTTGCGCCAATAAACGCAGCAACAGTTTCTGAGGTTGAACCGACTGACGGAGCTAGTGCATTGAGCTTTTCCTCGATGAACACGCCCGGGCGTTGGTAGTTTGGCATTTGTATATCTCCTTAGGTTGGTTAAGTTTAAGCCAGATGTTAGATAGGTAGTTGATCCGTAGGGATGTCGTTTGTTGTTTCGTTTATTTCAACGCTCTGTACAAGCTGAGTTGCTTCTACAGCATCATCATGAGTCAGCTCACTTACAATTCGTACAATAAAGATATTACGAAGTAGGCGCCTTCCCTCCTCAACGGAGTCTCTTTTTAAGAACTCGTCAAGAAATATGTGTCGGTATGTTGTCTCAGTATTAAGATCGTTACGGATACCGATTTTTCCGTATTTACTTGGTATTCTGCGCTGCATTAATTGAGCAATTAATGCCCTATCATGCCGAGGATGACGAGCATAAGTTGTAATTTGATAGACAATGTCGTAAGTCATAGGGAACTCGTAGCTGTAGGCTTCTCCAGAAGTAATTGGCCTTGTTCCAGCCTTGTCTCTATCGTATATAACTCCAGACATTTGGCGTTCAGGAGCAAGGCGAATATCCATTAAATCAATAGTAATAAAAGGAAAGGTCTGATTACGAAGCTCTACGTCTGGGGTTCCGTACCAAACCGGAACGGCTCGAGGTGTGGAAGTTCCTCCAGCTTTTTCGTCTACGACTGTAAGGCCGCCAAGTAAAGTTTTTAGGGCTGCATCTTCGGATAATATAAATGTCATACCGGCATAAACCCACTAAACAAAAGTTTTGAGCTTGCTTTAGACACTTCTCGACTAACTACAGAGTCAATGTACTCATCAATTCGACGTAAAAGATGAGTTGGGGTCTTGCCAATAGTCCCGTATTCTAAGTCATCAACTTTTTTGTTTAACTCTTCGGGCCAAGAGACGCCAATAGACTCGTCTGTAACCTCTAAAGTAATTTTATCTCGAACTTCTTTTGGCCAACCAGACTCGTTCATCATTCTTTCAAACTCAGGTCTGATTTCTTCTGCCGCTATTTCTAGTGCTTTTTGAAGTATTTTCTGGGTATCCACTAGCGACCCCTGATAAAACGCGACGCAAGAATTGCGTTAGCGGCGTCTAAAAACCCCTTAATGTTGCTATCTACTTTATTGGATGCCCCAGGTATGTTTTGCACAATGACTGTGTAAAACTGATTTGCCTGAGCCTTATCAACCTTTTGGTCAATAGGTCGGAAATTAGTCATTCTAAATCTCCTTCGAATAAACGCAGAACTACTAGCAAGGGTAACGCCTTGATTCCCGCATGGAATCAGTTAAAGGATAAGGCAAAGGCCCCATCTCTGGGGCCTAAGCTCTACTTCTTTTTACTCTTTTTAATCATTGAAGACTTTTTAGCCTTAGATGGAGCAGCTTTTTTAGCAAACTTCTTGTTTGCCTCTTCTACTGTCTTCATCCCGTGAGCGTTCTTTGGAGCTCCACAGCCACAGGTGGCGCACATTACTTTTTCTTTCGTAGGGCAGCAAAGTCAGAGCTTTCTAGCTTGCCGTCTTTATCTGAATCAAGTTTACCTTGCTTACCTTTTAGTGGTGTCTTCTTTCCTTTACAGTCTTTGCAAGTACCACAAGTGCAAGCCTTGCCTTTAGCTTTTGACTTTGACTTTGGGCCTTTGCCAAAACCTGGCTCGCCCTTTTTCTTACCACATCCA